CCGCGTCCCAATAGACGGTGCCCTCAGTGCTGCTATTCACGCCGGTCAAGGTGATGGTGAACAGCTGGGCCGTGGCGGGCGGGGTCATCAGGGCGCCAAGCTGGGTCCAGCTGGTGGGGTTGCCGCTAGAAGCGCTCCAAAGGGTGACGCTGCTGACCGTCACGCCCAATTCCGTGAACCAATTGACCACCACGCTGTTGGTGGTGCCAGCCACGCTGGACATAAAAAGCCAGCGGATGATCAGCGGCACCAGCGGGCTGCACGCCGCTTTGTTGGTCTGGGTCAGCTGCACGCCGCCCACGCCGGACCCTGGCTGGGTCATGCTGAAGGCTTGGGCGCCGTGGGCCGTGTTGGCCGCGCTGGTTTCAATGTTGCAGCTGTAATTGGTGGGCAGCACCATGGACCAGCCGCTGGGCGCGGTGTTGGCGCCTTGGTTCTGCTCAAAACTCCCGTTGGCGATATAGGGCGCAATGCCCGACAACCTGGAATCCAGGTCCTGGTCATTCAGGCCCAGGGTGTTGGCGTCATTGGCCAGCGTGGGGTCACCGGGGTTTTTGGTGTTCAGGACTGTGATGGCCATGGGACTTGCTCCGGGTTAGCTGTAGACGGAAACGTGGTGGTCAGTCTGATCAGTGGGCACCGCCATGGCAAAATCCGTGGGGCTCATGTAGGTGCCCGTGTTCAGGGTCTTAAAGGCGCGGTTGGCGCCGTTCCAGGTCATACCGCTGCCGTCAGGGCAGGTGTCGCTGGGGCTGATCCAAAAGCCGGGGCAGTTTTGGAAGCCGCGCACGGTCCCGCAGGTCAAAATGACCTGATGTTCCAGCAGGTCCAGTTCCACTTCCTGAATCTCCAGCACCACGGCCAAGTTCTCTTCCGTGTAGTTCAGGTAAAACTGGTCACCTGGCTGCCAGGTGAAGCACGCCCATTTTGTGGTGACCGTGAAGCTGCGCGGCGCAAGGTCATAGTAATTCACATTCCAGGCGGCATACTCCAGCGCGTCCGCGGCCTTGTAGAACAAGGAATCAAAGCTGTCCGCCACCGGCATGGGCTGATTGCGTAGGTACTGGTTTTTGGGCCGTTTGTAGGTCACCTGCTGACAGTAGTTTTCCTTTGGCCGGTTGCCGTAGGTCACCGAAAAGCTGCTAAGGAAATCTGTGGTGGCGTCCACGCCCTGTTCCTGAAAATCCACCACGTCCGGGTCCGTCAAGGTGTTCATGTTCCGGCTTTCCTGCACCTTGAACGGCACCAGGCGGAAGTTTCCGCCGATGTCGGCAAAGAAATAGCAGCGGGCGTGGCTGGTGATTTTATTGATGATGTTAAGGATGCTGTCTTGACCGTCCAGGTACAGGCCCACCGCGCAGCGCGTCACCCTGTAGGTGGGATTGGGCCGCGTTCCGTTGGGCGGGTTGGTGTACCCCACATCATAGAAGTTGTAAGCCGCGGTGAAGCTGGCGGCATTGATGTTGGTGGTGTTCACCTGGGCCAGCAGGTCCTTGATCTGGTCGCTGGGGTTCTCCATCAGCGTGCCGTCCGCCTTGGGCTTTCCCTGCACGTCACAGACCACATATTGGCCATAAGCCCAATCACCGCTGTTCAGGGTGAATTGGGCTGTGGTCAGGTTCACACTGGCTGGCGTCACCGTGTTCCAAACGTTGCCCGCGGAAGGCTGGTTCACGCGGGTGGCCTGCAAGGCCGTGATGGCGTGCCCGGCCAGTTGAAAGATGCGGTTGGTCACATCAATGCAAACCGCTTCCACCCCGTAGACCTGGCCGTAAATGGTCTGTATGTAGCGGCCCACGTCATCCTTGCGCAGGTTTGGGTAAGTGGTGTAGTCGTAGGGCACCAGCGGGAATTGCGTGTCAATGGCCTGCTTGACTTCCACGATGTCCAGCAGCGCAACCTTGGGATCATCAAAGCTAAGCATTGAAATGCGCATGTTGGCCAGCTGCACGAACTGCGCCCACGGCAGCTGGACCGCGCCCATGTAAATGCTGACCATTCCGGCGGTCCACTGGTAATAGCGGTCATCCTTGCGCAGGCTGAAAAAGTTGTCGGCATTATTCAGGGTCATCTGGCCGCCGCCGGATTGGGTGCGGGTGTTGAAATCCGTTTCAATGCGCGTGCTCAAGGACGGCAGCTGTAGCACGCGGCCTTCCCAATACAGGTTGTTCACGTCACAGTTCTTTTCCGCAAAACGGAAAGTCAGGATGTATTGCAGCGTGTAGGTGTGATTGTTGGGGTTGCTGCTGTCTGCCAGCTGCACATACACGCTGGCGCCGTCCCAATACCAGCTGCCGGGCGTGGCCTGCACCGTGGCAATGCTGGCGGCCATGGCCCCAAGCGAAACCCCGTTCACCCTAAAGTCAGTCACCGTGTCCGGCTCAGCCTGGCTGTAGGTGCTCCCGGAATAGGTGTTCCAGAAGGGCTGCCAGCGTCCGCAGGTCACCTGATACAGCAGCACCGGCGCAACGTTGGGCTGCGCCAGGGCCTGGGCCAGGGTGGTGGGGATGACGCCGGGCATCAGACGTTTTCCTCCAGCTGCAAGGCCGTGGCCCAATAAAAGCCGCCGTCATACCCGTCCACCTTTTCCGGCAGATTCTTTTTGAACGTGACGTAGTACCAATTGTTATAAGGCGCGGTGGTGCGGATCTGGATGAACCATGGAAACCAGATCCCGTTGGCGCTGTAGATGACGCGGAACACGGACTGGATGGCGTCCGGCACAAAGGTGCTCTGGCAATTGAACAGGTGGTAGCGGTTGCGCTGTTCGCTGAACAGGTGCCCGTGCAGGTTCTTATTGATAATGGACAGGTCTTCAAAGGACACATCCAGGCCGTCATAATCCGGGTCACCCTGGTTGGTGGTGTCATAGTGCGTGCCCAGGTACACGCGCCCAATCCAGCGAATGTCCGTTGCATTGGCCTTGGTGAACACCACGCGCCAATACCGGAAAGTCTGGCTGGCAAAGGTCACCCCGGCGGTGTAGGCGTTGAAGTTGGCGCCCCCGTTCCAGATGATGCTGCCCAGGGACTGGAACCCGGCAAAAGGCAGGTTGGCCGTGAAAGAAGGGCTGCCCCAGCTGTTGGTGGCGTTGCCCTGGATCTGCACGCCGGTTTCCGTGCCGTCAAAATTGTTGAAATGCAGGATGCAGTCAGTGATGGCCTGGGCGCTGCCAAGGTCAAACACCACCCATTCTTGCGTCTGGGTGCCAAGGGTCTTCCAGGTGCGCACCCGCTGCGGGTTCTGCAAGTTGGCCACGGGCCAGTTGGGGTCCGCGGTGCTGGCGCTAAGCGTGGCCGTGTCGGCCAGGTTCTGGTAATAAAGCAGCATTAGCGGGCCCTCACAGCGTTTTGCGGCACGGTCAGGCGCCCGTCCTTGAAGCCAGCCACGATGATGTCAAAAAGCTTCTGCGCCCCCACGTTCACCACCATGGTGCCCCCGCCGCCGCCGCTGTTGCCGGTCAGCTGCTGGGCTAGGGAAGACTGCATGGCGCGGGTTAGGATGATTTCACCGGCATTGGCCTTAACCACGGTCTTGTCCCCGCTGTAGCTGCTGCCACCCACCATGCCGCCGTCTTCAAAGCCCTGGATGCCCTCGATCTGGCCCACATAGGCCATGCCAGCCACCACGGTGATGCCAGCCAGCACTAGGTTGTAAGGGTAGGGCGCGGAATCCAGGGCCTTGGCCGCGGCAGCGTAGGTGTCCATGGTGGCCTGCGCCGCGGCGGCCTGCTTGCCGATGAAAGCCAGCGTGCTGTTGGTGGATGAAGACAGCTTGACCAGCTCGCCCAGGATGGCCTTTTTTGCTTCCTTCTGTTCCGTGTCCAGGCGTTCCTGTTCCTTGATCAGCCGCGTGTAACTGGTCAGCTGCTGGTCATTCATGTCCTCAATGGGCGGCAGCGCGGCCAGGGCGTCATTGACCATATCCCTGGTCATCTTTTTGTAATTGGTGGCCATGGCGGCATCAATCCGCGCACGCATGGCCTTTTCATCCTCAGTGAGGCGGCCCAGGTCCTGCAATTCCTGGGCGTTCAGCGTTTCTTTTTGCTTCAGCGCGGCAATCTTAGCCTGGATTTCAACCAGGGGCGCGGTCCTGTAGTAGGCCAGCGCCTGGTCATGCAGGATCTTTTCCTTGGCCGCAGCTTCCTTGTCCATTTCATCTTGCTTCTGCTTGGCCGCCTGGTCCGCGGCCAGGATTTCTTCCAGGTCCTTTTTGTGGCCGGGCACGTCCACCTTGGGGCCGGTCTGGGTGTTGCCCCAAATCTTGTCCAGGTCCTGGGATGACTTTTCCGTGCTCTTTGAAATGTCGGCCAGGGCGTCCCGGACGGTCTGGGCCGATGCCTTGAAATTGAACGTGATGGCCTGATAGGCGGCCAGCGCCGCGGCGGGCACCGCGGTGGTCAGGATGTCCACCAGCCAGCGCACGCCGATGTAGGCGGACGCCAAATGTTTGACCAGATCCGCAAAGCCGGTGCCCAGGAACATCACGATGTTATAAAGCAGGCCGCCCTTGGCCACCGCGGTTTCAATGTCATCCGCCAGGATCTGCAACGCGGGCAGCACCTGGGCGGTCAGGCCATTGGCCCAGCCCTGGGTGCCTTTCTTGATGTCATCCATGGTGACCGCAAAGGCGTGGGCGCCCGCGGCAAAGTTGGTGGACAGGACCTGGCCCAGGCTGTCCGCCTTGGCCGCCATTTCCTTCAGACCGTCCGCGCCCTCGTTCAGCATGGGCACCATGGACAAGCCAGCTTTTCCGAACAGCGTCACGGCCATGTTGGCCTTGCCCGCGCCGTCCGGCAGCTTTTGGAAGGCGTTGGCCACATCGTTGAGGATGTCGCCGGTGGGCCGCAGCTTGCCGCTGGCATCCGTGACGGACACGCCCAGGGCCTTGAAGGTTTCCACCATCTTGTCATTGCCGGTGGCCGCGCCTTCAATGCCCTGGCTGAACTTCTTCAGGCTTTTGTCCAGGTCTTCCGCGGGCACCTTGAATTCACCAGCCGCAAAGGCCAGGGCGGTGTAACTTTCAGCACTCATGCCGATCTTTTGGGACGCCAAAAAGGCGGCATCACCCGCGTCAATGGCGGCTTTGCCCATGATCAGGGCCGCGGCTCCAGCGGCGGCGGCCATGCCACCCCATAGCGGCATGGCCCCTTTTAGCGCACCACCCAGGTCAGAAAGGTCATCAATCGGTTCCCGCAGGGCCCGTTTGGTCTGGTTGGTGCACTTCAGGATGATGTCTACAACCGATTCCGACACCGTTACCCCTGGTTAAGACTTTGCTTGGCCTTCAGATCAGCCTTGCTGCCGATTTCAAGCACGCGGGCGTTGAAGGCGAATTCCACCGGGCTGCACTGCTGCATGACCTGATGGGGCAGCATGCCGTAAGCCTCAGCCACGGCATGCAGCCGCCAAACGTCCTTGGTCCTATTAAGGAAACGTGGCGGCTTCCGCCGCGCCCTCCTGGATGAAGTCAAAAACCTGCCGGATCAGGTGCTGCTGGTCCTGCGGGTCCAGGTCCACCCAGGCGAATTCGGCCCCGGTGCACTCCTTGGGGTCCTTGATGACCAGCTGCATGCCTTCCGGCGCCTGCATGATGGCCGCCAGCGCCATCCGCGCCTGGTAGCGCTGCACGTCTGGGTCCATGCCCACGCGCAGCTTGTCTTCCAGGCTGGGTTCAATTTTCTGCATCTGCTTCAGCTGAAGGGCACGCATGGGGTCCGGCATGCCGCCTTCCATCAGGTCCCAATTGCTCAGGCGCCGGATGGTGAAGGTTTCTTGCGAAACGGGCAGGGTGATGTCTTTGCGGGGGCGAACTGCGGGCATGGGGTTTTCTCCTGGGAGCGCCGCGGGCCGGGATGGCCCGCGGCGGTGTCATTCTGGCGTTCAGCTCTTACGGAACCGCGGTGGTCAGGTTCTGCATCACCACCTGGATTTCATCCGCGGCGCCGGTGTAAAGGCTTTCAAAGGGCAGCTCCAGCGTGATGGGGCCCAGGCCGCTGACCTTGGGGCTGCTGCCCTGGAAGACCACCCGCGGCAGCGTGATGCTGAACTGGAACGGGGTGGAACCGCCCGCAATGAGGCCGGTCCAGACCGCATTGATGGACGTTTCCGTGAAGTTCTGGAACAGGGCGTAGGCCGTGGTTTGGTCCAGCTCAATCTGGATCTTGCCGGACACCTTGCGCACGCCGCTGCGGCCCATGCCCACCCTGGTGCGCTGGCCCAGCTTGTAACGGCCATCCGCCAGGGCGTTTTCCAGCTTGAATTCCGCCATGTAGCAGTTGTAAGACACCGCCCCAATGGTCAGGGTGGTCACCTGGCCCCAATGCACGCCGTTGAACGTGGGGTAGGTGGGCGTGGACTGGCTGACGCTGGTTTCGTCCGATCCCTCCAGGTCCACGGCAAACTTGATGAAGTTTTCGTGCTCCTGGGTCAGGGTCAGGGACTTGATGAAGCCGCCGGAATAGCCATAGGCGGTGGCCAGGGCGGTGTAATCCGGGCTCCAGTAGATGGACAGCCCCGCGGGCAGCGTGTCGCCCAGCGTGAACGTGTTGGTGTAGACGCCGGACGCCACCAGGGCGCTGGTCACCGTGCCGCCCATGGCGTAGTAAAACAGGTATTCCGCGCCCTGGTAGGGCAGGTAACCGGCCACCGGCCCGTTCCAGGACCGCTTGCCCGGAACGTAGTAGCGCTGCCGCACCGTGTTCTGGGTGGGCTTCACGATGGTCTTTTGCTGAAGCTGGATGCCAAAGCCGCCCGGCTCCAGCTCCAGGAACTTGGTGGGCCCCACCAGCGTGCCCCAGGTGGTTTCCGGGCCGAATCCGAAGACTGCGCGGTGGCCGAATGCCTGCTGAACCATGGCGGGTGCTCCTTAGTTGGTGCCGGGCGCCGGGGCGCTGGCAGCGGGTTTGGGGGTCTGGGCCGCAGGCGCGGCGCCAGGGGAGCTGATGGCCGTGGCGTCCTGCCACACGGGCTGGCCGCCTTCACGCCGGGCCAGCATTTCTGCGGCCACGTCATCCGGCAGGTCCAGGATGGTGCCGGTGGTGAACTCCAGTTCCTTTCCAGTGGGCAGCGCCATCACAAAGCTGCCCGTTCCCGTGAACTTAACTTTTGCCATGGTGCGGTCCCTCCTATGCGGTGTAGTTCCAGCGTCCGGTCTGATAAATCACCTGAAATTCCATGAAGGCCCAGGCAATGACCTTGTTTTCCATTTCCAAATTCACGCTGGTGGCCTTCAAAACGCTGTAGGCATAGGGAATGCCCCAGGTTTGGTCCTGTCCCACGGCCTGCACCAGGTCTTGCAGGATCTGCCGGGCCACCGTGGCCACCTGGTCCGGGGTGCTGGCGTCAGTGAGGATTTCCACACCGCCCATGCATTCAACCTTCAACGTGTATTGGTCCGTCCCACGGCCAGTGCCGCCGGTGGTCAGGTTGGTCACCGTTTCGTCCGGGTCCTTGAAGCTCAGGAACGGATATTCATTGTCATCACCTTCATCCAGCTTCCAGGGCGTGGCATTGGCGCCCACATTGGTGGCGTAACCACCGCCAATGCTGATGGCCTGAAACCGCGCCTTGATGGCGTCCATGATGGCTTGCCGCTTACTGGCCATGGTCCTTGCTCAGTGTGAGAACGGTCATTCCCTCGCCGTCATGCCCCACGTTGCGGATGTAGTAGGTGACCCCACTGATGGCCAAGGTGTCCTTTTTGGACACATAGGCCACATCACTGGTCTTGGCCGTGGCCGTGGGCCTGGAACTGTTGGCGGTGTTGCCCTTTTCGGCCAGCTCCTGGTTCATGGCGTTGTAAATGACCTGGATGGTGACCGGCGCAAAGCCAAAGCGGGTGTAAGTGGCCGCCTGCGCAAAAGGCCCGGTGAAAAAGGCATTCAGCTGGCTGGCGAAGACTGGCGGCACGGTCACCGCGGGGGCCACAAAGCAGGCCGCCGCGCCGTTGCTGGCCGGGCTTTCAATGCCGCCGGTGGTGGCGCTGACCTGGTAAAGGTAGGTGGAACCCGCCGCGCCGGTGGTGTCGGTGAAGGTCAGCCCCGCTGGGGTGCCAATGCTGACCGGCTGGCCCCACGCGCCCGCGGCCAGGGCCTGCTGGCGGTAGACGGTGTAACCGCTGGGCGCCGGGCCGCTGGGCGCAGCCCAGGCCAGGGCCACGGCAGTGGCGCTGGCGCTGGTGACGGTCAGGGAAGTGGGGGCAAGTGACACGGATTTCCTTTAGGTGCAAGGCCGTCCAGTCCCGCCACCGCTGACCCCCGCTTGTATGGGGGGCGGTGGCGGGCCTTGAAGGTCTTACATGTACTTGGGACGGGCCAGGATGCGGGCGGCCAGCGTGTAGGCGGGCGTGGTGCCGCCAAACGTGGCGTAAGCCTGGACGTACCGGCCACAAGCGGCCATGTCCAGCTTCAGTTCCTGCTGGCCGTTCACGTTCGTGGTGGTCAGACCGGTGAAGACCGCGCCCGGCACGTCCACCCAGGTGGCGTTGTCAGGGCTGCTTTGCAGCTTGACCACGCAGGTGGGCGTGGTGCCCGCGGTGTTCAGGCCGGTCAGCTCCACCAAGGCCACGCCTTCACCCAGCCCGTTGGCCTGAAGGTCCACGGAAGCGCCAATGGCGCCCGTGGTGTTCAGGCCCGCAGCCGGGGCCACCAGGGCCACGCCCTTGGTGCCAGCGAAAATGTCCAGATCACGCATGTGTCACCCCTTCTTGGTTGGTTTGGTTGTCAGCTCACAGCCGCTTAGCTGGTAGCTTGGTTTAGTTCAGCACCGCCGCCGGTCACCTTGGTGGGGTGCTGGGTCAACGTGGCGGCCAAAGCCTCCAGGTCTTCCTGCTCCCCCACCACGGCCTTGTTGGCCGCAGTCAAGGTGTTGGCGGTGATGTCATCCACGTCCTGGATGGTGCCCTGGTTCACTTGGGCGCCGCCCAGCACCACATCACTGATGATCAGCACCCGCGGCATGGCTTAGGCCGCCTTGGCAGGGGTCTTGAACTTCTGGGCCTGCGCCTCCAGGTCCTTCCTTTCGCCCAGCACCACGCTGTTGCCAGCCTCCAGGTGCCGGGCCGTGCCGTAGTCCAGCCGGATGATGGTTCCGGCCGAGGTGTGTTCCTTGTTGAAAATGATGTCGCTGATCACCAGCGCGTCCACGATGGTGTCAGGGGTGATGTTCTTGGCCATGAAGGTCCTCATTTCAGGTTTGGGAGCGGTGGGACCAGGACCACCCTGGCCCCACCGGCTTGACCCTACTTTTCTCCAGCTAGTCTGATAAACAGACCAGATGAAGCCCTAAAAAAGCGGCTTAGCTGAAGTTGCTGCCCACGCAGAAGGCCCCGACCTGGCGCACGGCCACGTCAAAGCTCAGGAAGGTCAGCAGTTCCATGTTGCCCGCGGCATAGTTCGCCGGGAACTCCACCAGCCGCATTTCCATGCCGGGGCCCCACATGGCCAGGATCAGCTGGGACCAGTCGCCAAACACCATCTGGGTGCTGGTCAGCTGGTTGGTCACATCCGCGCCGTAGCCCAAGATGTGGTTGTCATCCCAGATGAACGGGGGCGTGGTGCCGCCGCTGACCTGGGTGCGGGTCTTCAGGGCGCCACGGATGGCCGGATTGGCCAGCCAGCCCATGGTGGCCACGTCCGCGTTGGCCTGCGCGATCTTGGTTTCAAAGGCCACGATCTGGGCCCAAGCCGCGCTGCTGACGGACTGGCTGCCCACGCCCGTGGTGTTGAACAGGCCCAAGGGCTGGCCCGCCGTGCCGCTGCCGGACAGGGCCGCCAGGTCCATGCCCAGGCCCACCACGGCCATCTGGTCCCGGCTGATCAGGCCGTCAAGGCTGGGGTCCGACTGGATCAGCAGCTGGCGGCTGAACTCGGTGCGCACCGCGCCGGTGTTGGGCCGCAGATGGATCTGGCCCAGGGTCAGGTCCGATTCCGTGGCCGCGGCACCGTCCGCAATGTAGTACATGGTGCTGGTGCCGGTCTGGCGGGGCAGGTAGATGTCCCCTTTCAGGCCGCTGATCACCTGGGCGCCGCTCTTGATGACCTTGGCGCGGTTGCGCAGGATGTCCACGAACTCCTGCGGGGCGCTGTCGATCAGGGCGCCACCGGCGCCGAAGCTCCCGGCGGTCATGGCACGCTGCGCAGCGCGGCGGGCCAGGGCATCGAAGGGCACGAACACGCCGCCGCGCTGGCTCTTCATGCCGCGCTGCGCCATCTCGTCATGCGCTTCTTTCTCCACGCCGTCCAGGCCGCCTTCCAGGTTCTGCATGATGGCCTTGCGGACGCTGTAGCGGGCCAGGTCCTTGTCCGGCATGGCCAGCACGGATTCCCGCGCCTGGCTGCTGGGGGTGACCACCTGGGCCTTGCCGATGGCGGCCAGGGCACGCAGGGCAAAATCCGAAGGGTCCAGCCCTTCCTTGATGGCCTGGTTCGCCAGCTCAGCCACGCGGGCGTTGCCGCCGAAGACCGGCAGCGCGGCATGGGCGCTGATCTTTTCCACGCGGCTGCGCTCTTCCGTCCGGGCGGCCTGCTCAATGGCCGCACGGGCCTCCGGCTGGGCCGGGGCGGGGGCAGCCGGGGCTGCCGGGGCCGCGGGCGCGGCAGGGGCCGGGGCGTTGCGCTGGCCCAGCTCGTACATGGCCACCGCCTGGGTCTGCTCTTCCGTCAGCTGTTCGCCAGCCTCACGCCGGGCGATCAGGGCCCGGATCTGCTTTTCGTTCATGGGGGTCCTCTTTTGGTTGGTGGTGGGTTGCACTTCCATCTGGCGGCCCAGCCCTACGCTGGGGTCCGCTCCTAGCGGCACGCTGCTGGCCTCAAAAGGCATCCAGCTGACGGCCCGGTAAATCCTGGGGTCATCCTTGGTGGCCGTGGGCGGTGTCACGTCCTGGAATTCGTTGACCAGGTAGCCCACAGACGAATGCACGCGGATGCCGTCCGCGTGGTCCTGCAAAAGCTGCTGGCCCTCCGGGCTCTGGCTGATCAGGCAAGTCACATAGGACCGGCCATCCTCAACCCAGAACTTTTGGACCACGCCGCGCTGGGCGCCCATGTCATGGCTGTCCAGGTAAGGCGCTGAATCGGTAATGCGGCTTTCATCAATTTCACCGTCCGCGTGGCCCAAGACTTCCATTCCAAACCACCGGGCCACCGGGGTTTCAGATGAAAGGCTAAAAGTCACCGTGCGGTCCTTCACGTTCACCGCCTCGCGCTTTAGCTTCACGGTCCTTTCCAGGGGAACGTCCAGCTTCAGCGTGCGGCGGAATTTCTCTAGCTCCCGCGGCAGCGCCGTGGGGTCTTGTTTAAAAAGGTCTTCATAAAAACGCAGGCTGGGCTGCTTAGTCTTTGTGGGCATTGCTTGCGTCCTCCGGTTCCTCACCGCCTTGGCCAGCTTTCTTGTCAGCGCTGGCGTCCTGCACCACCGTTTCCGGTGCAAAGGTGGTCAGGTCAAGATCCAAAGCCTTGGCCTTCAGCTTTTCCGCCGCCAGTTCAGTCCACATGTCATTGATGTCATCACCCTGTTCCGCCGCTTCCTTGGCGTGGGTGCTCAGACCCGCCTTGATGGACAGGATGGTGGCCTGCACATCCTTCATGGGGTCCACCCAGCCCCAGCGCCGTCCGTGCCAGGTGGGCACGTTGAAGGTGCTGAACTTGCTGGCGGGCAGGTCCAGGGCCCCGGTCAGCATGGCCGTCTGCATCCAAGCTTCAAAAACAGGGGTGGCCAGATGCGAAATGATTAGAGTCTGGTCTTCCTTGTGGCTTTCCCGGTCCTCCAGCACTCCAGCGCGGATGCTGCTGTAGTTCACGCCGGACAGGTCGCTGGTCAGGCTGTGGTGGCTCAGGTTCAGGCCCGCGGCCAGCTTGTGCAGCAACGCCGTGGTGAACGGCCCAAAGGCCGTGGTGGGGTGCTCAGGCATGAAGGGCTGGAAATCCCATCCCGCGGGCAGCTCTTCAATGACGCCGGGCTCCACTTCCATGGTCCTGCCGCCCTGGTCATTCTTGGCGCCGGTGTATTCATCCCCGGTGGGCGTCTTCATAAAGCCAGCCTTGGCCGCGCCCATGCGGGCTGCGGTAACTTCCGCCTCTTCATAGGCGTCCAGCATCTTGGCCGACATCATCACGGAAGCCAGGATGGGGATTCCGCGGGTGAAGCTGGCCCGCAGCGGGTTGTAAAGGTGGATGATTTCTTCAGCCGGGACCCGCTCCCGCTCGTAGGTGTCCGCGTAAAGGGTGCGTTTCTTGAACCAATACGCCACCGGCTTGTCATACTGGTCCAGCTCCACGCCCAGCCGGATCTGGTTGACGCCCGGCGCCGGGCTGCGCTCCCACCATTCATCCAGCAGCGCCGGGTCAATGATCTGAAGCGAAAAGCCAAAGGGATTGCCCTTCTGGCCGTAAATCTTGCGGGCAATGAATTCCCCATCCGTCTTCAGGTGGGTCACCGCCAGGTTCTGCACATCCTTCCAGGTGTATTTCCCGGTGACCGTGCAGTATTCCTTCCGGCCCCACAGGGCCCACGCCGTCTGCACCTTCAGGTTGGCGTCTTCATCCGGCTGCACGGCCACCTTGCCGCCCTTGCCGCGCACCTTCTGGGCAATTTTCATCTGCAATTTCAGGCCGTCCGGCCCAATGACATTGATGCGGTTCAGGTGCACCATGCGGGCGCCAAAGCTGGTGTTGTGCACCAGGTCCCTGGACCGCTCCCGCAGGGCTTGCAGGTCCTTGCGCAGCTGCCGGTCCGGGATCTGGCCGCTGCGGCGCCAGCCGGACACCAGCCTGGAATTTTCAGCGCCATGGAAACTACTGGGGCCCTGCAACATGCTTTGGGCTGGCACCGTGCTGCGGATGCCTTCCGTGGCCAGCTCCAAAAAGGTGCCAAGGGCTCCCATTAGGCGTGCTCCTTAAATTCACCATAGATCAGGCCGCTGTTAGGGACGCCGCGGGCGTTGTCGGCATCCCGCTTTTCCTTGGCCACTTCAAAGGTGTAGCGGTGTTTCCAGGCCATCAGGTCCGCCACCGGCAAGGTCTTCAGGTGGCGGATGGTGGTGCCGGTGCGGATGTCCGTTTCAGCCACGTCCGAAAGGGCCTTGCCCTCCAGCAGCGCCTGGATCATGTCCAGCATCTTTTGCGCGTGCGTGCGCTGGTCGCTGGCGCCGGTGGCGCTGAACAGCGGCAGGATGTCCAACCGCCCGCTTTCGGCAATTTCCACCAGCGCGGGCACATCGTTGCTGGTGGCCACAGCCTGCCAGTAGTAGGTGCCAGGCGCAAAACCGGCGGTGACGCTGGCGGCCACGGTCAGCAGCTGGTCATCATTCACCGCGGTGCAGGTCTGGGTGGGCAGCGCAGTGGTGGCGTTGACGAAAGTGAACGCGACAACCCAGCCTTGACTGGCCGGATAATCCGCATAAGACCGCTGCACCAGCCAGGTCATCCCGGCGGTCAGCTGGTCTGGAAACTCAGTCAGCGGGTTCAGTGTGCCCAATTCAGCCCCTTCAAGGGTCTAGTCTGATAAACAGACCAGATTTAAGCCACAAAAACGGCCTTGCTAACCCTTCCAGCTGCTGGCCCAGCCACCGCCGGAACGCGGGGGCCGCAGCCTGGGATTGGATGGCGGGGCTGGCCGCCGCTCAGCTTGACGGGGCGGCTCAGCGCTTTGTGGTTCCTGTGTATCATGTGCCGTGGAATCCGTGGGTGTCTTTTGGTCCCGGTTCTCCAGGGCATCCTTGGCCATCAGCTCCTGGGCGTGCTTCAGGGCGTCCCAATTGGGCCGCAAATTTGTCAAGGCGCAGTAATTGTAAACAGCAAGGTCCCAGGCTTCATTCCGTCCGGCGGTCTTCTTTTTGCTCCACTCCCAATAGGCCACGCCCAGCTTGTAGACCAGGTGCCGTTCCTCAGATGTCATCTGCTTGAAGTGGTCTTCATCGTAACCGTAGCCCTGCGGAAAGTGCTGGAAGCCGGGTTCCGTCTTCTTTTTGCTCAGCGCCGAAAAAATCTGTTCCTTGGCCGCGTTCACACCCAGGGGCAGCAGGTTAGCGCGGGTGGCCGTGTCCTTGGCTGGCTTCATAATCAGGGATTTGCCCGCGCCGCCCACGCCCTTGATGGGCCACACGCGCCGCGCCCGCCGGGCCTTGCACCAGTTGTAAACGGTCTGGGTGTGGTGGCCGCCGGTGTCCACAAACATGGTGACAATGGGCATTTCATAGCCTAGTTCAGACTTGTATTTTTTCCCCAGCACCTTGTCCAGGTCTTCCCATACCGGGTCCAGGCCGGGGTCACCGGGCAGGATCAGCTTTTCAATGCCCCAACCCTCTTCACGCGGGCCCCAGCCCTTGATTTCCACTTCAATGCGGTCATCCTGCACGTCCGCCGCGGCGGTCAGCACCATGGCGCCCATAGGCACGGTGTTGGGCGTGTAGGGTTCAGCCCTGGACATCAAGGCCGTATGCTCCAGGCTTTCACCAGCGTCTTTCCAGGTTTCGCCAAGCACGGTGTTCACCCATACTTTCTTGCGCTCCCGGTTCCCGCTCTTTTGGGCGGCAATGAATTCCCCGGAAACAGCAGCCAAAGTGGACCATGGTGAATAAAGCTGATTGATCCTAAAGCCCGCGGTGCCGTTGAAGGGCTGATGGGCCACCCACTTGCCGCGGCTGACCGCTTCCCGCAGGTCACCGTCACCCAGGTGGGCCTGGCAGTGGGCGCATTCATAGTAAGTTTCAGCGGTCAGGTGTTCGCCCTTTTCGCCCTTGGGCCACTTCACCTGGGCCCATTTCAGCGTCTGGGACTTCCCGCATTCTGGGCATGGCACATAAAATTCCCGCTGGTCACTTTCCTTGTAAGCGGCATCAATCCGGCTGCTGCCCTCTTCCGTGGGCGTGCTGACTAAAATGATCATCTTATTGTGGAACGTCTTGGTGCGGGCTATGGCCAGGTCCATGGGGTCACCTTCACCCCCGGCGCTGGCTTCATAACGGTCAATTTCATCCGCCAGCACCTTGCGGATGGGGCGGCTGGCCAGGCCCGCCGGGCTGTTGGCGCCCACCATGCTGATGTGGCCGCCAGGGAACTGCTTATGCAAAATGGTGTTGTCAGAATCCTTGGACTTGGCCGGTGCAATCTTGCCCTTTAAACAAGGCGTGTCCCTGACCATGGGCGCCAGGCGGTCCTTGCTGTAGACCTGGGCCATGTCCAGGGTGGGCTGGATTAGCAGCATGGGGCAAGGGTCTTCAGCTATGGTGAAGCCCACCACATTGTTCAGCATTTCCGTCTTGCCCACCTGGCTGCTGGCGACAATCACCACCTTTTCATTGCGGGGGTCATTGGTGGCGTCCTGCATGCCCCGCTGGTATTCAGCCCGGCTTGTCACCCACCGGCCCGGCTCCGCGCTGGCCTCTTCGCTGAGCACCCGGAACTTGTCCGCCCACTCCGAAACGGTCAGCTTGGGTGGCGGGGCCACCATGGCCAGGACCTTGGCAAGGACGCGGCCCAGGGGTGTGGCTTTAGGTTTCGTCATCACCGTCACCGGGTTGGTCTTCCTTCTGGATGTAGGTTCCCCGCACTTCCTTCAGCATGGCTTCAGGGTCCAGGGCGGCCAGCTCAGCTAGGGCCGCCGTGATGTCCGTTTCAATCATGGCCTGGACATCCCCGGTGCGCTTCATGCCGGTCAGCCGGGGGGCCAGGCGTTTGGGCATGGCCAGCAGCTTGGACCTAAAGGCCATCAGGATGCCCAGGACGTATTCCCCCACGTCCTCTGTCTTCACGATTTCACCGCGGGCCAGGTCCATTTCCATTTCCAGCTTGTCGGCCTGGGCCTTCAACCGGCGGGCGTCTTCATCATTGCGGTTCAATTTCTTGGACCCGGTGGCCTGGTTGGTCAAATGCTGCACCACGCGGGCCATAAGCCAGCGGCTGCTGCCGCGGTCATCCACCTTGTCAGGCGGCAGCGTGCCCAGGGCCTGGGCAAGTTTGCCCCTGTGAATTTTCAATTCAACCACCAACCCATTAAGGGTCCAAAGTTGTGGAATGGTGGCCATTTTCCAGCTTTCTTACTACCCCCTGACCTATTGCAAAAAACTTTCCTGGGAAGGACTCTAAAAAATCCAAGCGGTCTTGCGTGACCCGCTTTGGAAACCCTGGAAAGGACCCGCCCTAGTCTGTAGTACCGCCACGCTAGGCCGAAGCTCTTCTGCTTCCCGCAGAAATAAAAGCCTTGGGCCTGGGGCCGCGCATTACTTACCGCGGGCCGTGCCCGCAGTGCGTGGGGGATGCACGCGCTGCGGTGTAGCTGTCTAGTCCTTGGCAGTAGCCAGCGCGAACGCCAGCGCCATACCAAACTGCTTGTCATATATTTCCTTGGCCGTCTTGATGCCAAGGGATTCAAAGCCCAACCGCGCAGGGATGTGGGCACTGCTCATGCCAAAGAACAGCACGCGCACGCCGTCCTTGCCTGGCCCGGTTCGCTGCCAGATATTGTTGCCGATCCAGAATGCATGATATTTTTCCATGTTGGCTAACACCTTGCGCGGTGACAACGTGATGGGGATTAAGCGGCTGGTGCTTTGCCTGATGTCTGGCGCAGGCACCAGGATTTCCGCATAGCGTCCTGGCGTCTTTGTTCCACCCTCTTCCTGCAAGCGCAGCCATGGTGCGCGTGTGTAGATCATGGCCACCAGGTTGTCCTTTGTTGAAGGCGTGATATTCATTCCGAACTTTGTGCGCGGCTTCCACCAGTCGCGCCTGTTCTTGAACTTTTCCCAAACATTGACCACTTCAAAGTCACGCACCACATCAGCGGTGCCGTTCAAGGCTTTGGAAATCGCAAAGGGGATTTGATCAGAGAAACGCCCAATGAATTTCAGCGTTCCTTCAACCGTTGGGATTCCTTCAATGATCAGTTCCTGCATTGATAACCCCCGTTTTCGTGAACTCTTAGCGCCCAGCGCGAAGACCCCGCCAAGCTCCCCCAAGGCGGTTGCCTTGGATTTCAGCGCAGCTGTCACCCAAGACAGGCTTTCACGCCGGGCGCTAAGAGTTCAGCCACCGTTAAAACCTTGTTCACCTTTGATGACGCCAATTGCCTGTTCCAATTCAATCACCACCTGGCATAAATCCTTGTATTGCTCAGCGCCGATTTTGGATTTCATCCCTGGAAACATGACCTGAGTTTTTGCAGCGCTGTGCCAGAAAAAAAGCTTTTCGCGCAGGACTGCCACAAAATTTGAAGGGTCTGGCGGATGGGCGTGAAATGTGATCCTCCAAACGCCATCATCATCCATTGTGGCTTCAGCTTGGCCGGTCGCCAGCATGCGGCGCACGTCTGCTGGGGTCACTTCCTGGCCATCCAATGCGCCGGTATTGACCACAAAAACCGGCATTGTCACGGCTTCACCCAAAGCTTGGCGGCGCCCGGATCTTGCGGCCAGCCGCGCAGGCCGCGCAGATTCGCATGGCAGTGGCGGCAGCTGGTCACAATTTCCGCCTTGCCAGCACCGCGGTTGCAGACCGCCAGCGCTATGATCTTGCGCCCGCGGGTCTTCACCACCGGCAAGACCTGCAAGCCCGTTTTGCCGGGCTCAACCAGGCTGCGTTGCAAGGTGTCGCAAAAATCCGTGGCCGTGCATTTTTCAATGGGCATGGGATGCCTCAGAAAGCCGGTCAAGCAGGCTCGGGGTAGCCTTCAGGGCCGGGCGTGGTTTGGGGGAATCAGGGGCGGCAAGCGGGGCGTATTGCTCCCAGGCCGCCAGCAGCATGGCCAAGGGGTGGTGGCTGGTGATCAGCCGCGGCGCGTCACTGGCCAGGTAGCTTTTGGCGGCAGCCAGGGCGGAAGCGGCGGAGCCGGTCCGGCGGCATAGTTCCTGCCACCGCTCCAGCGCGGCCTGGTCGCAATAGAGCGGGCGGGTGTAACCGCGCCGGTCCTTGACCACCCAGACCTGGGCAAAGGGCTTGGCCTCTGCGGGCCACTCCAGCTGAGGGGTGCAGACCTTGCGCGGCGGTTTTGCTCTTTCTTTAAACTGTTTACTTCCAAGAATAGGTATTGCTTTAGGTATTCTTGATTTACTTAGGTTAAGAGAGAGCGGCGCGGGCGCCGTGCACCCGTTGAGGGGTGCATGCTGTGCACCCCTGCTTGGATTGTTGTTTGTTTGCGGTGATTTTCCGGTTTCCAAGCCCTCCAGATAGGGGTGCAGAGCCTGCACCCCTATGCCAGCCGCCTTGGCCAACTTGCACAAGTGCTTGTGGTGGCTGCCATCCCAAGCCCAACCTGGACGGCCCACGCGGTAGGCGTTGCCAGCCCGGACATAGCGGCCTTCAGCCCGACCCACCACGCCACCGGCCTTGGCCACGTCCTGGACCTTCTCCAGCCAGCCCATCACCTGAAGGTCAGCCAGCGCATACTGGCATTCACGCACCCCGCACCCGGCCAGCATGGCCACCTGCGGCACGGTCAGGCGGCAAATCTGCCCGGCTGACCGGACGGCCCGGTAAACGTCCAGGCACTTGGCACTTTTGGCACGTCTTTTGTCATCTTTCCTAGACCGGTTGCACAATTCCAGTGCATGCTCCAGCTGTAGCAGGTGGGGAATGGCCACGGACTGTTCCCGTGGGTCAATGCTGACTGACAAGGTGCCCGATGGGGGCAGCTTAGCTTCCATCATGTGGTTCATCCGCAAGGTGGGGGATAACCCTTGTTTGTGACCCAGGCCGCACGGCCAGGGTCACCTATGACTTTTGTTCCCCCCTGCCGTGTGTGGGGGGTCACATCGTGTTATCTGGACGTGGTTCTAAAAACGCACTAGAGTTTAAGCATTCGCCGGTTGTGGTGGCACGGCCCGACAAGGGGCCAACCATGACCATCTACAAACGCGGCAATACTTATTGGCTGAATGTCGCCGGACCCAAAGGCCAGGTCAGGCGTTCAGCCAAGACCAGTGATCCAAAGAATGCGCTGCTCCAGGAAAACCAGCTGCGCATTGATTTGGGCAAGGTTCAGGTCTTTGACATAGCTAGTGCCTCAATTGCTTCTGTCAGCTTCAACCGGCTGGCGGAAGAGTTTTTGAAACACCAGACAGCCCTGGGCCGCAGATCCGTGGTCAGTTTCTTTGGCGTCTATGTCCGCGAACTCCAGACCTGGTTCAAGGACATCCAGCTGACCGCCATTGACCACCGGATGGTGGAACGGTACAGGGCTGACCGGCTTGGCCGCTCCAGCGTTGCAACGGCCAACCGCTCCATTGCTGTTTTGCGCCGAATGCTTGCCCTGGCAGGACGCTGGGGGTACTTGGACCGGAACCCGGCCCGCGGCCTTGACCCGCTCAAAGAGGGGCGCCGCACTTACCGGGTCCTGACACCCAAGGAACAGGCCGCTTACTTGGCAGCCTGCCGCCCTGACTTCCGCACCTTTGCCTGGCTGGCACTTCGGACAGGGATGCGCCGCGGTGAACTGCAAGGACTGAAGGCGGGAAACGTGGACACCTGGCGGAGCCTAGTTTCCTTGCCCTTGACCAAAGCGGGTTCAGCGCGGCACATCCCAATCCATTCAAGCGTAAAAGAGCTGCTTGAAGCGCTGCTGCAAGGTATGATGCCCACGGACTATCCGCTAAAGGATCAGCGGGGCAATCCTTGGACCCATACCGTGCTGCGGCGGTGCCACTTCAATGCGGTGCGCAGATCCGGCCT